CAAATAAAGAACTTCAAAATGATATTAAAGAATTAGGTGTACTTAATTTTGAAAGAGAAATACTCAAATTATGCTTCACTAAAAAAGAACTAACATACTGGGAACTATCACTACAATGCCAGTATGAGGTTTTACTTATGAACAGTTATAATGATAACATATTAGGTAAATTTTTTAAAAAAGATTTCGCTTCCCCAGTTTCCTTACATATACTATAGGGTATGGTAAACCAGTTATTAATAACTCTAGTAGATTCTGTTTTAGGTAAAGGTAAAAATACCTCTAAAAACAACAGAGCATACCATTGCCCATTCTGTAACCATCATAAACCTAAACTTGAGGTTAATATGGATACAAATACTAAAGGTGATAATCCATGGCATTGTTGGGTATGTAATACTAAAGGTAGAAAATTAACTCGTTTATTTAAACATCTCCAAGTCACACCTGATAAACTACAGGAACTACACTCATTAGTAGGTACTTCAAAATCTGATCACGTAGAAGTAGTATTAGAACAGGTTAAATTACCTGAAGAATTTACTCCGCTATCTGCCATAACTTCAAATAATCTCATTGGTAGACGCGCTTTAGCGTACCTAAAACGCCGTGGTATTACTAAATATGATATTCTAAAATATAATATTGGTTATTGTGAACATGGACCTTACGCTAATATGATTGTTATACCTTCATATGATGATAAAGGTAATTTAAATTATTTCACATCTAGAGGATTTGAAGAGTTTTCTAGGTCCAAATATAAAAATCCAAATGTGTCAAGAAACATTATTCCATTTGAATTTTTCATAAACTGGAATGTACCTATTATATTATGTGAAGGTCCATTTGATATGATGGCTATTAAACGTAATGTAATACCTTTATTAGGTAAAAACATCCAGGATAAATTAAAGAAAAAACTAGTTACCTCACAGGTACAAAAAATATATATAGCATTAGATAAAGATGCTATTAAACAAGCTCTAACATTTTGTGAAGAGCTATTAAATGAGGGTAAAGAAGTATATTTAGTAGAGTTACAAGATAAAGACCCAAGTGAAATGGGTTTTGAAAACTTTACTAGACTAATTCAAACCACTCAACCATTAACCTTCTCAAATCTATTTGAGAAAAAATTAGAACTAGTATGAGTAAAATCAAACACTCCTATGATCGAATTTTAGAAATATCTGACGACCATAAACAAATCACATTACCTGACTCTAGGTTTTATAGACGAAATGGTAATTATTATCCATCTGTAACTTATGTGTTAAGTTATTATCCAAAAGGTAAATTTTTTGAAGATTGGCTTAAAAAAGTAGGATATGCTGCTGAGCATATTGTTAAAAAAGCAGCTGAAGAAGGTACTCAAGTCCATGAAATGATTGAAGAGTATCTAAATGGAGCTGAATTAAAATTCTTATCACCTCAAGGTTACCCACAATATAATCCTGATGTATGGCAAATGTTTTTACGTTTTGTAGAGTTTTGGGAAACTCATAAACCTAAACTTATTGAAACAGAAGTACACCTATTTTCAGATGAATTAAAAGTAGCTGGTACGTGTGATATGGTTTGTGAGATAAATGATGAGTTATGGGTTATAGACTTTAAAACATCTAACCAAATCCAGACTATATATGAGTTACAAACAGCTGTTTACTCTCAATGCTATAAAGAGTGTTATGGAAAAGAATCTCAACGTAATGGTATATTATGGTTAAAATCATCTAAGCGTGGTCCTAAAAAAGACAAAATGCAAGGTAAAGGATGGGAAATAGTTGAACCAGAACGTACATTTGAAGAAAACATTGAAATATTCAAAACTGTACGTAAGTTATTTGATTTAGAGAATCCAACATCATCTCCATCATTTGAATCGTTCAGAACTACTGCAAAGCGGGAAGATATCTAATATTTATAATAAAGTGTTTGGCTTGGCCAATATTCTGCATTATATTTATATAGATGATAAAACTAACTGATTTATTAAAAGAAGTCACAAATAAACCAAAAGCCATTATAATGGCTGGAGGAGCATCAGTAGGTAAATCAACAGTACTAAAGTCTTTACAATCTGTACTAAAGGATTTTGTTAATCTAAATGCTGACAAATATGTTGAAGATAAAGACTCTCCAATGTATGGTAACTTGTCTGCTGCTTCTTCTCAAATAAGAAAAACAGACTTACCAAACGCTATATCAAATAAGCAAAATCTTATTTATGATACTACAGCTTCTAATTTATCTACACTTCAACCGATATTAGATGAATTAAACGCTAATGGATATGATACCATGATGATTATGGTTTATGCTCATCCTATAGTATCATTTTTAAGAAACTATAAACGTGAACGTAAAGTACCAGCAGTTGGTGTTTTAGGAACATGGGCTAATGTTTATAATTTATTAACAGATTATAAAAATATATTTGGTGATAATTTTGTTTTAGTTAGTACACCCGCGTCTGAAGAAGAAGCAACAGAAATAACTAATTTTGAAACAGCTTATCAACAAGGTAAATTAAAAGAATACTTCTCAGACTTACTAGCCTCAGGTCAATTCCAATCAACTTTTAGAAAAAGTGATGTTGGATTACCACCTGAAGAATTAGAAAAAAGAGAAAAAGACAGGGCTAAAACTAAAATTGCTTTAGATAAAAATATAGATAAAATAGCTGATACTTATGAAAATATTCAAGCTAATTTAAACCCTGTTGATAACAAAGAGTTACCTAACATAGTTAAAAATTTTGTTGGATGAAATCATTAGTTAAATCACTTATAACACCGTTTTTGTCTGAAGCTGATATACCTGAATCTAATAAAGTTGTAGGTGTATTTGGGGGTGGTTTCCAACCGCCAACCAAAGGTCATTTTGAGGTTGTTAGAAAAGCCTTAGAAATGTATCCTCAACTGAACCAACTCAATATTTATGTTGGCACAGGTGGTGGTAGATCAGATATCACTCAAGAACAATCAGTAGCAATTTGGAACATATATAAAAATTATTTACCTAGTAAAGTAAATATTATTCCATCTTCAAATCCAATTTCATCTATTTATTCTTACGCTAAGGAAGAACCTGATGCTCAAATTAAATGGTTTTTAGGTTCTAGAGAAGATAAACCAGAAGATTTTGCTGATTTTGAAAAACGCACCAAATCTGCTTTAAGTAAAACCAATATTGAACCTATCAATATTGTAACACCAGGAGGCGTTAGTGGTACTAAAGCTAGAGCAGTATTAGATAATAAAGAAGAATTTTTTAATTATTTGCCTAATATTGATGACACTGATAAAGAAGAAATATATAGTATTCTAAAATCAACTCCTATTAATGAAATAGTTCCTGAGCCTGAAATTGATAATATTGATGATTATGCGGATGATGTTTTAGATCCAATTGATATTGATATTCCTCCTCATTTTATTGACAGAGTTAATGATAAACGTAATAATCCATCTATTGAAACAGATGAATTATATGATTTTTTTGATAAACTCTCTAATGAGAAAGATGAATTACTAGATTTATTAAATGACAAAGGAGAAATAGTAGCAACAGACTCAGAAACAGACATCAATATTCCTTTAGCTAAAGATGATTTTAAATCACAACGTAGAGGAAAAGATGTAGCTGTAGCTAAAACAATAATGCGTAAACATAATTTTTCAACACCTAACACTAAACTAGTATTTGAAAAAATCCAAGGTGATAGTATAGTTTGTGATAGTTGTGATTGGACATGGAAAATAGAAGATGGAGGAAGTGATTTATATATTTGTCATAAATGTGGACATGATAATACTCCTCAACAATCTTCCACTAATTTCTTTGAACCACTTCAAAATCAAGACCTGGATCTAAATACATCTACAGAATCATCTAGAGTTGATTATTATAAGGATCATATTAAGAATGTAGTACCATCTGATTTTAAAGTTGATAAACATAAAGACAAGATTGTGGTGTCTAACATTGTTAAAAAAGGATTAGAGTCCAATAAAGAATTTAGAGATAAATTAGTATCTTTAACACTGTCTATGATAGATAATGGTTTAAATGTAGAACCACTCCCAGACATTAACTTCATTGAAGACGATAAAGATAATGCTTCTAACATTTTAGGACGTACAGCTCATTATGATCCTGACCAAAAATGTGTTACTTTATACACCTATGGTCGTCATCCAAAAGATATATTACGCTCATATGCTCATGAAATGATTCATCATATGCAAAATCTTGAAGGTAGAATTCAAGGTATTAAAGGTAGTAACATTAATGAAGATGAATATTTACAAGAACTAGAGTTAGAAGCATATAGTAAAGGAAATATGTATTTTAGAAGTTGGGAAAACAATTTAAAGAATGATTAAATTAACAGATCTACTAAACGAGATAAAAACTGACTATACTATCTATTGTGATATGGATGGTGTATTAGTTGACTTTGATCAAGGTTATAAAGATCTTACTGGTATGTCTACCAAAGAAGCTGATGCCCAAGGTAAAGAAGCATTTTGGAGTCCCATAGCCAAAGCAGGAGCATCATTTTGGATTAGATTAAAATGGATGCCTGATGGACAACAACTATGGGAATATATAAACCAATATAACCCAGTATTATTATCAGCCCCATCAAAAGAAGAATCATCTAAGATAGGTAAACGAGTATGGGTTAAACAAAACATACCTGGAACTAAACTTATTTTACGCCCTGCTTCTCAAAAGCAGCAATTTTCAGGTGAAAATAAAATACTTATAGATGACCGTGTGGATAATATAGAGCAATGGAGGAACAAAGGAGGAATAGGTATTCTCCACACCTCAGCTTCTGACACAATTAAACAGTTAAAAGAATTAGGACTATGAGTAAATATAGTTTAAAACATTTAATGGAAGCTGATGTAGATGATGACGCTACATTTTCTATTGGAAAAGCATCATATGATTTAACTCTAACCCCAGAAGGTTCTACAGCTGAAGCTACTGCTGCTGCTTTTGATGATATTAATAATTATGGTATCTACGCTTCTAATATTAGAAACACAGCTACTAATAAAGCTGCAATTAATAAAGCTATAGAAGACTATTTTGGTCCTACTATTCCCGCTAAAAAGAAATCCATAGAAAAACAAAGAGGTGTTCCTTTCCCACCTAAAACTAAACAAGCTTTAGATGATTTTGTTAAAAAATTCACATCTAAACCTCAATTAGTTAAATTTACTGTTGGTGGTAATTCACTTATTTTCCCCCAAAAGGACAATCCCACTAAGGATTTGACTAAAAAAATTATTAAAACAGTGTTAGATAACGCTGGTATCAAATATAAAATTTCAGAAAAAGAAGCAATATAATGGCTGATAATGTTTTAAAAAAAGAATTCCAGCAGAAGGATGTACAACGTCTTCGTAACCTAATGACAGGTAAATACGGGGAGAAAACGTCTGTCGGAACCGGTTATACTAAACAACAAGAGTTTCATGAGGAAGGAGATGTCTGGGAAGCAGATGGTCGTACTTGGACTATTAAAAATGGAATCAAACAAAATATTACTAAACTAGATAAAGCAAAAGAATCAATTCATTTGCCGCTTTTTTGTCCTTGTTGTAGTAACATCATGAAAAAGCAAAATGATAAATTGTTTTATCTCCAATATAAAAGATGTTTTGATTGTCAAATAGACTTCGAAACAGAACTACGAATTAAAGGTTTATGGAATGAATATGAAAAACACATCATCAACTCAGATATTGATGGGATAATAAATGATTTTAATATTTGGATTGATGAGGAAATAAACGAGTCCAACACTTCCTATATCACTGAAGCCGGAGATGTAGAGCGTTGGGTAGGTTCTTCAAAGCAGAAGTTGCTAGAGAATAAAGAAGAAACAATTAAGTACCTACAAAGTTTAAAAAAATGAAAGAAGTATTACTACCAATTGTTATAGCTGTAATAACATCAGTAGTAGGACCTATTTTATTAGAATTTATTCGTAAGAAAATTAATTCTAAAAAACCAGATCCTTTAGCTGACGCTATAGCTCATAATGAATTAATTGAACAACAGCTTGACACTATTTTACAAGAAATAGATTGCGATCAAATATACATCGCTCAATTCCATAATGGTGGACATTTTTACCCTACAGGTAAATCCATCCAGAAATTCTCAGTATTCTATGAGGTAACTACTCCTGAGACAAATTCTTTAAAAACATTATTCCAAAACATTCCTGTATCTTTATTTAGTAAACAATTCTCTATTCTATATGAAAAAGGAGAAATTGTTATTGAAGACATGAATGCTGGTCCTTCTTATGGCCTTGATTTTTATCAAATTGATGGACATGGATGTAAATCTATTTACTTATTAGCTATCAAAGGACTAGACAATAGAATAATTGGTATTATGGGTATACATTATGTTGGTAGAAAACATAAACTTACTCAAAATGAGTGGATATTTATACGTCAGAAAGTAGGGGCTATCGGTAACCTAATGAGTAATTATTTAAGTAATAAAAAAATACAATAATGGATTTCGCTAAATTAGTATCATATTTGTTTCACTCGAGAACCCAAACACATATATTCCATCTTCAAACTACTTCATTTGCTGAGCATATGGCTTTAAATGCCTATTATGATGGTATTATACCTTTAATTGATGGATTAGTTGAATCATATCAAGGTAAATACGGAATATTAACTGGTTACTCTAACTTCAGTTTAATGGAATATAAAGGTAATAATCAAACTATTGCTTATTTAGAAACATTATGTGAGGCAATTCATCAAACACATGAAACAATTGATGATAGTTATATTCAAAATCAATTAGATACAATAACTGAGTTGGTTAAATCAACTATTTATAAATTAAAAAATTTAAACTAACATGGCTAAAGAAGAAGGATATTATAAAGATTTTGAAACAGGTGAGTTAAAACAAGGTTCATTTCAAACAGCTTGGAAAGCGTTTATTGATAATATGAAGAAGGACAGTGATGTTCCAAAAGATCCTAACGCTAAAAATACCTTTAAAGCTAAAGTTGATGAGATAGTTAAAAGAGTTCTAAAAGAAAAACTAACTCAAAAACAAAAATAACCAATATTTATTATAAAATAATTGATAATGAATAAAAAATTACAAAAACTAATTTCTCAGCTAGTTAGAGAAGAAATTTCTCTTAATGAAAAGAAATTAAAAAAAGAAGAACCAGCTGAGGATATCGATATCAATTTAGAAGAACCAGCTGCACCTACTGAAGAACCACCGTTGGATGATTTAAGTGCTGAAGCACCTGCTCCTGATATGGATATGGGTGGTGGTAGCTCTGTTGAAAAACAAATCGGCCAAGGTCTCCAAATGGCTTTAGACGCTGCTAAAGGTTTACCTGACAGTGAAAATAAAGATAAATTAGTTAGACAGATCGGAAATACTGCTCTATTCTTCCTTAAGAGTCAAATCCAAAGCGGAACGGAGCAAGTTTAATATATATTAACCAAATCAATAAAATCTATGAACAGTCAAGAGTTATTTGAACAAATGCAAGGTTTATGGGAAGAGTTTTCAACCGAACACTCTAAGGCTTCCAAAGCGGCTCATGGTAGAGCTCGTAAGGCAGCTGGTGAGCTGAAGAAGTTAGTGACCGAATACCGTAAGGCTTCTGTCTTTGAAGACAAAGCCAAGTAATTGAACCGCAATAAGTTATAAGGGGGTGTATTTCCCCCTTATTTCTTATTTAAAATGTAAGACTATGCCCTACGAGAGA